ATGATAAAAGTCCTTGTTTTCTTTAATGCTGAATCCTGTAAAGTCATGACTGTTCTGGAAGGTATATCCTCTATCAGGCAGGAATATCCGAACGGTGAAGAAACGCATCTTCGGATTATGTCTGCAGGCTTTCCTTCCTTAACTGGCGTTCATGGTATTGTTTACGTAGCTTCTGACAGGGAGTTAACGTCACAGGAGATACTTGATGCTGCAAGGAAATATTTATAGCTTTTTTCTATGCTCTCTGCTTCACGTTTGATTGCATTCTTACCATATTTATCAGAAGCGAACAAAAAATGAGTTAAAAATATTTACGGCCTGCTAACAGCAGGCTTTTTTTCATATTCAACATTTTAATACCTACACTGACATGAGAGAAATATTCTTTGTTATCTGATTAAATGCCGATATCTCTCTCACCCTCTTCATGCTATCTTGCCTTTTATGATGAATCCTTCTGAGCGGCAGGGCTAATTAACCTGATGACTTCTATGCTGGAATGTTCATCATGCACGACTGAAGCAGCGAGTCATGGGAGGTTACCCAAAGACTTACCGGGAGGCACCCGGCATCATATATAAGCCCCTGCATATTGCTGCAGGGGATTTTTTACAGGAAATTTCATGCTTCTGATCACTAAAAGTGATTATCGAACAATTGTTATTTATTTCCGCTTTTAGCACATAGCAATCCTAAAAACAGTAGCCACCGTCATGGGGTGTCGGGGGTCGGAGGTTCAAATCCTCTCGTGCCGACCCAAAATCCTCTAAGAACCAGCCTGTTACGGCTGGTTTTTTTATGCCTGTTTTCTGTACGGGGAAACTCCGGGGAATTATTGGGGTGAAACTATCGACAGATCACCAGCCAACTACGATCTATCGGATTGTAATATCCTCTTGAGTAGCAAGCACGATAATTGCCAGGAACCTTTTCTCTATACAGTTGTCTGACAATAGAATTCATCTGACATTAAGAAGCCCTATGATTACTAGTCTCTCATTAGTATTTGCCGTGATTACCACTCTGTGCATCATGTTGTTCGCTGCGGTAAAAGTAGGGGTTGGTTTGTCTAACAATCCAGACAGAAATGATAATTAACCTCAACCACGTAACCCCACTTCATACTTCACTTAACAGTGATGTGCTCACATCACCGGGCAATCGTCGAACTCTCCATTCCTGGCATCATTAATGATGTACGTGATCACCCCGAATATAGCGGGTGCAGAACTGTAACCGCCATCATCTACTGGCAGCGCCTCCATTCCCCCGTTCTCCAGATTAACAAGGTGGGGCTGGGGATGAGTTCGGTATCGCTTGCTCCTGAATTCCCCATCTATCGCGCATATCAGCAGCGAGCCATCACAGGCTGAAAGCGACGCGTCCACAACAAGCAGCGCCCCCTGGATTATCCCTTCCCTGAAATGTGAACGCGATGCCCGCATGAAATAAGTCGCTGCGGGCTGGCTGATTAACTGCTGATCGAGGGAGATTCGTGTTTCAACATAATCTGCCGCAGGTGAAGGAAAGCTGTAATGGCTCAATAGTAATGTCCGCCTGTGGCTCAATTCAGATGTCCGCGCTATGGTAAGCTTCACTGGTCCGTTTAAACTACCGGGAGGCATATCATGAGCGCAGAAAGCTCAGGAGTGTTTACTTTGAAAGAGATCAACCGGATCAAGATTATACAGGACGTCATTGAACGTCGCATCACAACGCGCCGTGCGGCCGAGCACCTCGGTATCAGCGACAGGCAATGCCGCAGACTTCTTGCCCGTTACCGTGAAGGCGGACCGCTTGGTATGGCCAGCAGACGATGTGGCATGCGTGGTAACCGCCAGTTGCCACCCGGGCTCGCAGATCAGGCTCTGGAACTGATCAAGACGCGTTATGCTGATTTCGGTCCGACTCTGGCGCGTGAAAAGCTCGAAGAACTCCACGGACTGTTTCTTGGCAAAGAAACTGTCCGGCGCATCATGGTGCGGGCTGGCTTATGGGTTCCCCGTAAACAACGTGCCGCAAGGATCCCTCAACCACGGTACCGGCGTCCGTGTACTGGTGAGCTGATACAAATAGATGGCTGTGATCACGACTGGTTTGAAGGCCGTGGCCCGGCCTGCACCGCGCTGGTCTATGTTGATGATGCAACCAGCAAACTGATGGAACTGTTGTTTGTTAAATCGGAGTCCACGTTTTCTTACTTCGAAGCCACGCGGCGCTATATCGATAAGCATGGTAAACCGCTGGCACTGTACAGCGATAAAGCCGGTGTTTTTCGTGTTAACAATAAACACGCCACAGGCGGAGACGGGCATACTCAGTTTGGGCGAGCCATGCATGAACTGAACATCCAGACTATCTGTGCAGAAACCAGTCCCGCCAAAGGGCGTGTAGAACGAGCTCACCTCACTTTACAGGATCGTCTGGTCAAAGAGCTGCGGTTACAGGGCATTTGTTCAATGGAGGCTGCAAATGACTTCGCTGAGGCCTATATGGCTGACTATAACCGCCGTTTTGGCAAAGTACCGCGACATGATTTTGACGTACACCGTGCTGTAGAACATGATGAGGACCTGGGGCTTATTTTCACTGTTCGTGAAAAACGTAAAGTCTCAAAATCGTTGACGATACAATATGATAAAATGTTGTACCTGATTGAAGACAGCGAACTGAGTCGCCGTGCAATAGGTAAATATATCGATGTGTATCACTATCCTGATGGCAGAAAAGAGCTGCGCCTGAACGGTACGCTACTTCCCTACTCTACCTACGACCGACTGTCAGAAATCGACCAGGGCGCGATTGTCGATAACAAGCGTCTTGGCCGAACCCTGGAGTTTATCAGTCTGGTGCAGAGCAAGCGGGATAACACGCGCTCTCAGTCAATTCCCGCTGGAGATGGCCCTTCCCGACGACGGCCAAAGCAGGAAGGGAAGAAATCCCAGCGCTCACTGGATAATGATGACATGCTCGAAGCACTCAAACAGCTTCAGTCACGTTCAGAGGACATTTTTGGTAAAAGAGCCCGCTGATGGTACTCACTGGCCGGACAGTGGTTGCTCACCAGTTGATATTGTCCGGCCAGACCCATGATGTATTATTCATTTCGTTCAGCATCTTTATGTCCTGCTTTTCACGGGCATACTTACCCCATAATGAATGAAAAGAACGAACAATACTGATTAACTGCTTTTTTCTTTGCTCCGGAGATAGGCTGATAAAATAGCAGCACCTGCTGTCAATATTATCCTCAATGAAATTAAAATCAGAGTCTGATGCATATTTTACTGTTAGCATAATATCATTCGACGTTGTTCTCTCAGACTCTGTTAATGCTGATTCTATCAGGTATTCAAAGGCATACATGACAGACAGCTGGTTTTTGTCTGTCTGAATATAACCCATTGAGTTTCTGAGTATTGAGGACTGTACCAGGACCAGAGGCCATAAAAGCTCAACACCATAAAGCTTATATGTATCATGTTGATCATACTGATGTTGCTCAACACGACGATTACCTTCCCGTGCTTTACGAATATCATAGGCAAGGGATAACATAAATCCGTCTTTAACTTTAATCAGTGGGCTTTCATCCACGATGTAATGAATGAGTTCATGTAATTCATTCAGGGCTTCTGAATCTCCCCACAGTATAAAACCTGCATTGTTCGGCGTTAACTCGTATCGAAGCATGGGCTCAATCATCCTGTTGTTTCAGTCGGAGGAAAGTCTATCAGTAAAGAGAATGAGAGATCAAAGTGGTCATTTTAATTGAGCTGGATAACGGACATTTCAATTGAGCCTTGACAAAAGCCCATGTTTACGCCCTCTCTTGAATACCGAATAAAAACACATTATAAATACTGTATATACATCCAGTAAAGGAGGAATAATCAATGTTCGTGGAACTCGTTTATGACAAAAGGAATTTTGATGGTCTGCCCGGTGCAAAAGATATCATTCTGGGCGAATTGAGAAAGAGAGTGCACCGGATCTTCCCCGATGCTGATGTTCGGGTTAAACCGATGATGACACTGTCGGCGATCAACACCGACGCCAGCAAGCATGAGAAAGAACAGATAAGCCGTACTGTTCAGGAAATGTTTGAAGAGGCTGATATATGGCTGGTTTCAGATTACACGCCCTGAACCGTCATATTGCTTAAGTACAATCCACCGTGACTGGCAATCATTCAATACTCGCAATATCGAACGTTCACCAGTTTGCCAGCCACTTTGTGCTCGCTCTGTCTGCCCGTATCCCGGTTAGCGTGGCATGGACAGGCCACAAAAAAAAGGCCCCTGCACATGCAGAGGCCTTTCTCTATACAAATTAAAGACAGGATTTTATACCTGCTATTCTTTTATTCTTTCCATCCATGACGTCAAGAGCCCCCCGTAACGAATAATAATTTATAATAGTAACTCCATTATCCGTGTAAACATCTACATTATCGCCGGTTGCCAGCACACTGTAATATTTACCAGTTTTTTGGGGTATGATTTGAGTCAACAGAGGTTCACGTTGCCATGCAGAGAGTATGCATACCTGCGTATCGTCAGCACTTTTCGTCGTAGTAAACGACGCCAAAATATTCTGGTCCTCACGGTAATTGTATGGATTTACGCATCCCGAAAGGCTGAGCACCGACAAAAGAAAAATTATCCGTTTCATTTAATAATCTCCATTAACTTATTTGTTAAATACTAACAGAATGAAGCATTAATACACTATCGGATAACGCCCTCTGCCGAACAACTTCACTGCTCCATACATCAACATACGCTTCCACTTAGGCACACCCAGCACCGTCATCCCATCAAGGAATATCCGGTCAGCTTCAGCCTTTGTGCGCAATGCATTGTCGTAAAGGTAATCGTGAATAATGGCGGCTTTGGCATACTTCCCGTCAGGAGGCAACAATATCCACAGAATGCGCGGGACGCTGGCAAGGTCCGTCACGAAGCCTGCAGGTACCTCAATCACATCATTGCTATTGTCAGACAGATAAAACGAAAATGGCGCGTATACGCGCCATCGGTAGTGATCCAGCATTTCCAGTATTGCTGGCGTGGTAAAGCGACTCATTATGCCCCCTCCGGCCATCCTGGCTGGTAAGCAATTATGGCGCTCATATCTGTCAGCTTTGTCACCTCTTCTTTCATCTGTCGCTGCCGTTCGTGAATTCTGAAGCCGTGCATTACCATTGCCTGCACCATCGCTGCCTCCAGCTGTTGCAGGAACGCAAAATTCACCGGAACATCGTGGTTATCTGCATCCGTCCAGAAGAATCCCACAGGTAACTTTCCTGCACTGGCAGCCATAACCACGGGCGCAAGACGCTCCTGCGACGCTTTGCCTCCATCCCACCGGCGATTGTCCAGTTCAAAAATAATGTTGGCGTTTTCCTGAACGTCCCGCCAGTTGCTGATTTCAGCCAGTTTCTGGTTACGTAAATCCTCCACCATCTTGTCAGTCACAATATAAGGGGCGACAGGTCCATACTTTCCTGATTCAAGCTCGCTGTAGATACGGCGTCCATGCTCCTCAAAATCATTCGGGCATGCAGTGAACGGCAGAAACTCATCAAACTCTGCAAATTTAACCCTGCAGTTAATCGCTGTATGTTCTTTATTCGCCCACTCAGGAGCCTGAATGCCCTCAATATTCATATAATCTCCTTTTATGAAATTCGCTGAAAAAGACCTGCATAGAAATCCAAAATAGACCCAGCCAGACCTTCAGAAGAATTGGTTGCAATTCCACACGAACGCCATGTACCCGGCAAAGTAAATTTGCCATTACGACTCATAATACAAAACGACGCTTTACCATCTCTGTTGCTGATAATTCCACACGCTATTAAACTTCCCCCCGAATAACTTGTACCTGGATTAGTACCTACCCCTCCAGGCGATGGCATATATGCCAGCGCAAATGTACCTACAGCATAAAGTGCACCCGCTGGTGCGCCTGCTGGTCCCTGCGGCCCTTGCGGTCCAGTAGCGCCTGTTGCTCCCTTTGCGCCTGCAGGTCCCTGTGGTCCAGTTAACCCGGTATCCCCTTTATCTCCCTTATCCCCTTTTGCGCCTGCCGGTCCCTGCGGTCCTACAGGGCCTATTGGTCCTGTTGCCCCCGTTAGCCCGGTGTCTCCCTTGTCACCCTTTTCGCCTTTTGCACCTGCCGGTCCCTGCGGACCTGCAGGGCCAGTTGGTCCTGTTGCCCCTGTTAGCCCGGTGTCTCCCTTGCCACCCTTTTCGCCTTTTGCACCTGCCGGTCCCTGCGGACCTGCAGGGCCAGTTGGTCCTGTTGCCCCCGTTAACCCCGTGTCTCCCTTGTCCCCCTTTTCACCTTTTGCACCTGCTGGCCCCTGCGGACCTGGCGGACCACTGAGGTCTTCACTTTCCTGTATCTCTTTAATGGTATCAGCGGCGGCTTTTGAGGCTGCACTTCTGGCCTGTTCAGCAAGAAGCTGTGCCTCATCCCTTGCCTGTCCACTTTCTTTTTCACTGGCAGCAGCAGCCTGTGCACTGTTCCGGGCATTCAGGGCGTCTTCCTGAGCTTCATCGCGCAGCGTCAGGGCCTCATCTCTGGCCTGTTCTGCGCGGGTGGCGCTCTCAGCTGCTTGATTTTTCTGGTTCTCAGCCGTTTTGGCTGACTGCAGGGCTGATGCTTCACTTGCTGATGCCGATTCTGCACTGGCTGATGCCGCAGTCTCTGATTTAGCGGCCTTTTCACTGAACTCCCTGGCATGCAGTTCACTTATCGCTGCAGCTGCAGCGCTGTTATCCCCCTGTTCTGCAGCCTGTGTAGCCGTGAGGGCGCTTTCACGCACTGAGGTTTCAGATGCGGCTGCATTACCGGCATGCTCACCCGCTGTTTGTGCTGATGCAGCTGCACTTCCGGCACTCCCTGCTGCAGACTGTGCCAAAGCGCCTGCCTCCTGCTGCGCTTTCTGTGCCGCATCAGCGGCGATCTTTGCCTTTCCGGCCTGTTCCGTCGCTGTCTGTGCCGACTTTGCCGCACTGTCAGCATCTGCACTGCTGGCCAGAACGTTCTGCGCGGTCTGTCGGGCATTAACTGCAGCAGACCGGGCAGAATCATCAGCAGCACCCGCAGAGAGTGCCGCCTGGTGCTGTGACTCTGCCGCAGCCGTTGCAGACAACGCTGTCGCGTCTTTACTCTGTTCCGCTGACTGTGCGGCCTGTTCGACTCGTTCCCTATCCTTCTCTGTTGCACCGCTCAAATCCACTACGCGGTTTACCATTTCCTCAAAACGTTTCATCACCTCCGGACGAAGGTCCGCGTCCTTTGGCGCATCGAGAAACGCATTCAGGGTATCCGGCGTATCGGTCGGGGCCACGTAAATATCGCCAGCCACTGAGGGAGGAAAACCTTCCCGCTGCAGTGACACACTGTAATAACCCGGTTCAGCCTCAATGCTGTAATAGCCGTTCGCGTCCGTAACAGAGGATGACATAACCTCCACAACAACGGTCGCGCTGGTTTTCTTCGCATTCAGTTGGATGATGCAGTCCTGTACCGGTTTCCCCGCCCCGTCTTTTAATACGCCAGAGATAAGTACTGCCATAATTCCTCCATACAAAAAAAGCCCGAATGAGTGCTCATTTTGGGATTCAGTCATCAGTAAATGCTGATGCCTGTGCTGTTCTTCTTCACCACCATGACCAGCAGGTTACTGATAAAAGCAGGAGTATCACCGCCGCCACCATTACCCTTGCTTGAAACCGTAAAGCTCATGGTCACATTTCCAGCTCCGGCAGGCATATCAATGACCGTACTGAATGATTTCGTTGGAATTGCGGGATATGCGTTGTATATCTCTCTGCCGTTGTGCTTCACAACAAGCCCACAATCTGTCCACCGGTCATTACTTGTGGCTGATTGCCCACTTGCTCCTGCAAAAGTGATGGGTGGAATAATTATCTGCCGATCAAAATCGTGATCATCCTGTATCTGGACCGTGAGGGTTCCATTCGGAAAACCCGGAATTCCGGGGAAAGCCCGCCCAACTGCTTTAACGATATCGCCGACAATCTTCTCTGCCCGCATCGTCCCCTTTATGGTGCAGTTTTCCTCAATCGTCACATTGTTGAGAGCACCAGAGTTCGCACTGATATGGCCGCTGATATCCGCATTACGGGCGGTCAGTTTGCCGTCAGGCGTCAGCGTAAAGGTCGGTGGGTTACCGCCACTGGTGATAGTGGGAGCCGTCAGATATTTGAGGAACACCTCGTTCATAAATATCTGGTTACCCTGAGCCACAAACATCGGGGTCTCATTGCCGTTTGCCGGGTCGATAAACGCGATACGATTTGCTGCCACCAGGAACTGGCTTACCTTCCCTTCTTCAGTGTCCTCCATGCTCAGGCCCAGACCAGCCACATAGTGCTTCCCGTCTTTGGTCTGCTCTATCTTCACACCCCACATGGCATTCCATTTGCCGTTCGCGTCCTGCCATTCTTCCGAAAACTGATCCAGCCTGCTGGCGTTGTCTTCCGTCAGCTCCACCTTCTCCAGCAGCTCTTTCCCCAGGTGGCTTTCGGTGATTTCCCCTTTGAAGAAATCCAGGTAACCCGCCGCATCGTTGCTGGCCTGCCCTTTAGCCTCCACGAACGCCGATTTCCCGACCTGGTTCACGGCCCGGATATAAAAGTAATAATCCTTGCCGGGTTTGATATTCGCGTTTGCTGCAATCCAGTACAGCGCGGTGCCGAGATAACGCGCATCGGTTTCCACCTGGCGGATATCGGCAATCTGCGTAACCGTAAACCAGAATTCATACTGCACCGTGGGGTCATATACTGCCTGGCGCGGGGTGGCGGTTATCTGAAAATAGCCGGGAGTCAGTTCAACATAAGACGGTACTGCGGGTACGGCGATGCTGAAATCCGTGCTGGCGGGGTCGCCCTGCTGGCCCTGGCTGTTCACTGCCCGGACCGTCAGGGTGTAACGCCCCGGCGTCAGGTTGCGGAAGGTGTGCTCCGTTTCGCTCAGAGTCAGGCTGCTGGCCAGACGGTCGCTGTTATCTTCCGCTTTCACCGTCAGGCGCAGGGAGAAGTTAACCCCCTTCACCACACGCGGAGTTGACCATCGCGCCCGCGCCTGATACTGCCCGTCCTCCGCCAGAATCTCTGTGGTCAGGTGCTGCACGGCAGGCGGCGTATTCGTGATACCGGTGTCCGGTAACGGATCAAACGTCGCCCCGTTGTCCACGATGGATCCTTTCTCCGGAACATGCTGTACGGCGGTAATGGCATACGTGCCGTCATCGTTTTCCCGTATGGCCACGCAGCGAAACAGCCGCTGGCGCAGGTCCGGCAGTTTCAGCCCCCACACACTGTACTCCGCCACGCCATCGGGTAACTGGCTGACGGTGACGCGGTCCGGGGCGGGGTGCGCGGTGACCGCGACGGTAACAGGCTGGCCATTGCTGCCCACCAGGTTCAGCACCACATTGCCGCCTGCCGGTATCTCCACCTCACGGTCCAGCGTGAGCGTGCGCGTAAGGCTGTCGACCGACAGGATGCGTCCGCCCACGGTCACGCCAGCATAATCACTGTCGCAGACCTCAATGATATCGCCGGGAACATGTCGCAGCCCCTCAGCCCCTACGGAAAAATCCACCGTCTGCGTTTCCAGCAATTCGGTGGTGATGGCCCATAGTCCGGCGCGGTGCGCCTGCCCACGGCTGGTACAGGCGAACGCATCCATCTTCAGAACGTTGCGACCGTAGCGCCGGATGGCAGCATCGTTTTCCACCAGTTCGGTGGATGTTTCCCAGCCGTTGTTCGGGTCGGTGTAACGGACCTCGGCGGCATTGTGGCGCTCTTTCAGGGCGCTGAAGCTGTAGATGAACGGCGCACCGTCAGCGGGCATCACCACATTACTCTGCGTATAGGTCCAGACTTTATCGGCGGGCCGGTCCTGCACAAAGGTCAGTTTACTGCCGTTCCACACCGGCATGCAGCGCATCAGGGAGCAGAAGTCCCCCAGCACGTCCCAGGCTTTACGCTGGTCCGTCAGATACGCATTGCAGGTGATACGTGGTTCTGTCCCGCCAAAACCGTCAGGAACAGGCTGATCGCAGTACTGTGGAATGGCATACAGCGCCCACTTGTCCACATCCGCAACACCAATGCGGCTTCCCATGCCATAGCGCGGGTGAGTCAGCATATCCAGCACACACCAGGCCGGATTATCTGTCCAGGCGGGTTTAAACGTCCCGTCCCAGAGTCCCGTATAGATCCGTTTTAACGGGTCGTAGTTCGACGGCACCGGCACAATACGCCCGCGCAGGAGATAGTTTCGCGTGACCTGCTGGCTGCCAAACTGCTCCGCATCCACTTTTACGCCGATAACAGCGGTATTCGGGTAACGTTGTTTCACATCGATGATTTCGGTATAACCCGACCACACCGTTTTGTTCTGCAGCAGGTCTGTCGTGCTGTCATCAGTGAGGCGCAGCATGCGGACTTCAAACGGCCGGGGCGGCAAATCATCAATCACCACGGATGCCAGAAACTGCGTGGTCGTTTTACCTGTAATGGTGATATTCCGTTCCACCTGCCACTTACCTTCCCGGCGAAACTGGATCTGCATCTGTACGCTGGTCGGGTTGCGGTCGCCTTTGGTACTGTTACTGACCAGCGACTGCACACCAAAGGTAAAGCGCAGACGGTCCAGCGTTTTGGTGGTAATCGTGCGGGTCACCGGCTCTGACTTCTTCACCTCCACACCCAGCAGGGTTTCAGCGCCGGAGTCTTCGAACCCCTCCATCGCGGTCTGCTCATCCTCCCCCACGCGGTAAACCACGGTGACACCGTGAACCATCGCGTTACCGTCGCTGTCGAGGACCGGCGTTTTGTTAATTCTGACGCTTTTCAGCCCGTCCACGGGGCCTTCTATCGGCCCCTCGCAGATGGCATCAACAACGGTCAGCATCTGGCTGGATTTCAGGTCGTCAGGAGCCTCATGCGGCGTTTTACTGCTGCCACCACCCTTACCCATAATCTGTTCCTTCTGAAACGACAAAACCGCCCGGAGGCGGTTCTATGTAAATACAAATATGCTGCAGTAAGTCAGCGACCGATGATCACCACCTGCCCCCCGCCACCTTCATCCCGTGTGCTGATTTCCTGGGAGATCGTGCGGGAGCCGACCAGCATTTCACCGTACAACACCGGCAGGGCATTACCCTGCGCCATCATGTTGTCCAGCGACGAAAAATAGGTGTTCTGTTTGCCGTTATCGGTCTGCCGGGACGAGGGGATTTTTGCCTGCGGTGTCAGCATCTGCGCCACACCACCCAGCATCATGGCCGCCCCCATAGAAAACAGGACTGAAGATGCTGAAATAGCACCGGCAGATAACGCGGATCCCCACAGAGCGAGGCTTCCCCCCGCCGTAAAAAAGGATGCGCCGATTGCCACAGCACCCAGCACCACCTGGAACAGACCACCTTTTCCAGCCCCTGCCATACGCGGGACAATATGAATAATGGCCCCGTCCGGCAGCGGCTCGTGCAGACGGGCTGACAGGCTGGTTTCATTCACATCCTGACCGGCGATACGTATCTGATACCAGCCATCATTCATTTTCTGCCGGAACCCCGGAACCTGCATGGCCAGCGCGTAAATGGCCTCAGCCCCCGTTTTTATACTGAGGCTGAAGCGGCGGCCAAATCGTTGTAAATCCCCGTGAAGGCAGACTCGTGCCATGCCCGGTGTCGCCATATCGAGTGTGTGCGGCGTTGCCATTTGTCGGTATACCTCTCGCGTTTACTGAGCTGATCAGGAATATGGTGCAGCAGCTCGCCATCGCCGCAGTAAATCGCGGCATGGTTGGCAACCGATGAACCAAAACAACAAATCAGAATGTCTCCGGGCTGGGCTTCTGTGGCATTCACCCGGTAAAAACCGGTCGCCTCCAGATTATCCAGATACAGATTATCCCCCTGCTTCCACCAGTCCTCCTTCCGCGCAAAATCCGGCATCTCAATACCGGCCAGATGGTACGCATCGCGGAACAGGGTGTAACAGTCCGTCACACCATGCTCAAATGCCCGCCCGGTAAGGAACGGCATACAGCGAAATTTGTATATCCGGTCATCGCAGACCAGCCACCACGGCAGGCCACTTTGCACCTGCAGGCGGCGATCAACATCGCTGAGAAACGGCAGGCCATCGGGATGGCTGTGGACCAGGGCCACCACATCACCTGCCGCCTGTGCCTGAAGGTAATCTGCCGGATCCATACGAAAATACATTGTCGGTTCAGCGGAAAGATTCTGGCAGGGAAAATACCGCTCCCCTGCAGACGTGTTCACCACCCAGCCGCACGATTCAGCCGGTGCACACACAGCGGCATGCACCAGGATAGTTTTGTTCATGGGTGTACCCATCAGGAAAGACGGTTAATGGAGAGGAAGCAGCCGATGCGCGGCAGGTTATCACGCAGCTCGCAGCCGGTACGGCATTTGCTGCAGGCATCTTTTGCCGGGTCTGCCGTGGGCTTGTCAAATTCATCCGCCACAGGCGGCCCGGCATAGCCACACTCCTCAGAACGGTAGGTCCAGTTGCAGACATCAGCCAGCATGATCCGCGCCGGAAACACGCTGCCGTCCGTTTCGGTCGGCGTGGCCAGCACGAAGGTCGCCGTGGTGGCTTTCAGCTCTGACAGTTGTTCAATCACCCAGCGGCTGACCACTTCCTGTTCCGGATCGGCCTCCGGGTTACCGCCTGTAAAGTTCACCGCATCGAGAAAACGGGCGTACACAACATGCCTTACCACCGTGGCCCCGACGAGGCTCTGCATATCTGCCGCAAGTCCCGTAACCATGCCAAACATGTTCGACACCGCCAGCGTCGGGCGGGCGGTAGTCCCTTTCCCTACCAGGTCGAACCCGGTTCCCTGTATCGGGTAAACGTCATACTTACGGCCCTGCCAGGTGACCGGCTCGCCCTTCTCGTTCTGTTCATTTGAAAAATAGTAACGCTGGCCACCAAAGGCCGTCAGGTCGATTTCCCACAAATCAATGCGGGCCGACTGTTCGGTTTTCGTGGTTTCGCTGAGGGTGTTCTGAGGAATATCCTGCATAAGGATCCTTAAGCAATGACCTGCTCAAATTTACAGCTGAAATCGGAATACGTGACGTTGTCCGTAACAGACCACTCCCGGCAGACAACTTTAATCGTGCGGTTGTATTTTGGCGGTCGCCACAGAAAGGCTTTATATCCTCCGTGCCCGGCCAGAAACGCTTCAAGTGCGGTGCGGGAATTGTCCGACGTGATACGGAAAACAGGCTGGAAGTTAATTAACTGATGGTTGAGTCCGGTCGGGCGACGTTGCTCATAGCCATCCCCAAATTTTATGGTTGTCACCGAAGGGGAAACAGAAGACTGCATCCCCTCCCTGGGTGCCCAATGAAAGGTTTTCACTTATCCTCCCGCCAGCATGCCGCCATCACGTCCCTGAGTTCTCAGGATACTCATGACACGCGTATCAATCATTTTGACCAGCATCTGCGATGCCTGCGGCCCTATCTGCCCGTTTTGCCCGTCATTCTGAATGGCAATGTGATACACAGGTGAATAAACAATCCCCCCATTCATACCACCACCAGAGGAACCCGGGTCACTCAGCGCCCTGACACCCAGCGTACCGTCAGTCGTTTTCGCCAGAGGCATAATGGCTTCCGGGCCAGCTTCACCAAACACGCCAGCCCCCTTTGCAAAAGCAAACAGGGTCGGGCTGTCATAGATGCCGTTGCTGTAGGCACTTAATGAAGGTGAGTCATAAACACCGCCCTTCGCATTAAAACTAAAACTGCTGCCAAAACTGCTGATGGCCGTGCCGGTGCTCGCGGTGGCTGCGCCGCCAAAAAGACTGCCGCCAATGCCCATAATGGATTTCAGGATGGTGTTGGTAATCAGCGCCTGCGCTGCCATATCGACAAGGTTTTTAATCACCGACTGTGTCAGGGAGGAAAATAACCCAATCATCCCGTCCCGGAGTGTCTGTGTACCGTTCAGCATGCCGGTCAGCATGTTGGAGGTTCGCTCCTGGGTGGTTTCCATCAGGCCAATGGCGAGGCTGTTCAGGTTTCCCTGCGACTTATAAAGCTCCACCGCCGTCTGGTACTGCGCATCAGCAGAATCTTTATCCGCCTTTTGCTTCAGCAGTTCGTACTGCTCTTTGTTGATCGCATCATTCTGGTAAAACGCCTGCAGCAGTGACTGGCGCTCAGTCAGCTGATTACGCAGTTCAACCAGCGGATCAACCGTCCCGGCGATATCAATCAGAGGGGCAGACATTGCCGCTGCCTGTGCCTGTAACAGTTCGCGGGCCGTACTTTGTGCCAGTGTGATTCTGGCCGTCTGGTATTCCTTTTCATCCAGAATACGGGCATTCAGGAGCGACTTCAGCTCCTGGCTCGCTTCACGCTCTTTCGTAAGAGTTGCTCTGGCTGGCGCATACTGTTCTGCCAGTTCGAGGCGCTGTTTCTGATAGTTTTCAGCATTCAGCAGCAACGTTTTCTGAATATCGGCCTCGCTGGCTCCGTCAGCGCGGGCGGCTTCAAGGAGTTTTCTGGCGCTTTCCTGCTCCTGCAGGTTGATACGTCCGAGACTGGAGGCATGTGCCGCTTCGATTTCACGTCGCAGTTGCTCATACTGGTTAACTTTCTCTTTTTTCCCTTTATTACCTTTACCAGACTCTTCACCTTCACCTGTCCATGTGCCAGTCGGTTTTTCTCCCGTTGAACCAGGTGGATTAATGGTATTTAAATCACCTGACAGGTTTAATATTTTCTGACCTAAATTCAGCTTATTAAGAGAAAGTACATTCCCGATTCTATCAAGCCTTTCCTCGGTTTTTTTCATTGCTAAATCTAAATCATCAAGCAGACCTTTTGCATCCGCCTGATTTACTTTAAGCCTTTTAGCATTCCATTCAGGATATAAAATATTTCCTTTATTATTATCATAATCACTGATGGAGCTATCTCTGTCCTGAATTTCCTTAGCTAATTTATTCCTTTGAATAATTTGATTTTGATATTCTTCTTGTAAATTATATTGTTTAGACGAAAGTTGGTTGACGGTGAGTTTCATCAACTCTTCATTGGTTTCAACAACCGCATCTTTCAAATTAATCGCCGATTGTCTTGCCTGATTTGCCTGATCACAAAAATATAGCAATGCAGAACCTGCCAGCATCGCCGCACCCACCGGACCGCCAACCAGTGCCAGCGCCCCTCTGGCCATACCTACTGCTGCAGAGACTGCGCGGGCTGAAACGGAAAGCTGTTTATTGGCAGCATTCAGCTGGCTCTTTGCCTGTGTGGAGAGCAGTGTCTGCTCGGTTTCCTGCCGGATTAAGCGGTTAAACTCACTCTGATAACTGACGTTAAGGCCAAATTGTCTGGCACTTTTCTCCATTTCCCGATAACGCCCGAATTCTGCGTTATTCTGTGCCAGCGTGGCGGCGGTACTTTCCAGCGTTTTTCGCGCCATATCGGCCTGCGCCATCGCGCTGGCCCTGACTGCCTGCTGCTGCTCCACCCAGGCACCAATGTTGCCCCTGATACCTGCCGTCAGTTTTGTCGCCAGAACAGGAATCAGCGTATACAGCGCAACGTTGGCGACCGTATTAAAATTATCCGTCAGGCCATTAATGGCATCAGTAACGGTCTGAACACCACTGCGCAGCGGGCCGTTTCCGCTCTGTCCCACCTTAATAATCAGACCTTCAAAAGCCGAAGTCAGGCTGAGAAGATCGCCGTTGAGGTTATTTACCCTGATTTCGGCCTGCTCATGTGCGGTCTGTGTACCGGTCAGGGCGGCGGTCAGCGACTCCACCTTCTCGCGGTTCTGCACCAGGATGGATGCCGCGCTGAGGTTTTCCACCCCGAACAGCTTCACGGCCTGCTTTGTTGACAGATTTTTCCCGGCCAGGTTCTCCAGTGCCTGACTCAGCCCGACAACAGAAGGCTTCAGGGTTTTATCGGTTCCCTTCTCCAGATTCAGGATCACGTTACGCAGCGCGGTTCCGGCCTCGCCGCCTTTAACCTCACGCTCCGCCAGTACCTGTATGGCGGCATTGAGGGTTTCAAAACCTACGCCAGCCTGTGCCGCTGCCACCCCGCCATTTTTAATAGCAGCAGCAGTATCGGCTATCTCCGACGAACCAAATTTCGCGCCGGCAGCCAGCACATTGATATACCGGTCGGCTTCACTGGCTCCCGCCCCAAACTGGTTTAACGACAGCGCCAGCGTTCGGGTGGCATCCGGAAGCGTGGTCCCTGCCGCCTGGGCCAGCGTTAACGCGCTTTTGGTCGCCGCCGTCAGCCCCGCAGAGGTACTCAGCAGTTCAGGCTTTGCCGAAGCCATCAGCTTAATGGCCTCGGCAGCCTGCGATGCGCTGTATTCCGTTGTGCGGACCATTTCCTGCGCTGCCTGATCGTACAGTTTCATCTGCGCACTGGTGGCACCGGTGATGGCCTGCAAATCCGACAGCAACTGGCTGTACTGCCGCGTAGTGTTAATAATGGTGCCCAGCGATAAACCCGCCCCGACAAAACCTGCCAGCCTGCCAGCCAGCCCTGATACCGAAGCAGAAACACACTTATAGGCATCCTCCGTCTTTTTCGCATCAGCCTGGGCATTGCGGTTAAACTGGCGTGACTGACTCTCAGCGCTGCCGTAGGCGCTCATCAGCTGCGATTTAAAGTTCGCTGCATTCAGATGCAGCCCAACGGCAAGAGAGGCAACGTCACCCATTACATTAATACCTTCATGACTGCCGCACACTGCGCATCCAGACTCGGATTCACGGCGGCGGTGGGGGATTTAACAGGGGGCGGATTACTGTCCGGCTCTTCCCGGCAAGGCTTTTTGAAAATGCCCTGCTTGAGGAAGAAAGCTCGCCAGTGGAAAAGCGTGTCAGCCGGAAGCGCCGCAATTTTTGACGGGTCAGGCTCGCCCCAGCGGTCGGCCAGCCAGAAAATCAGCTCCAGCCAGGGCGAGTCACTCAGTTTTTTTCGGCGGTTTCCAGCTTACCGATGGCGTGCTTTTTCACTTTGTCGATGGCATCCAGAAGCACAACGTTATCGTGTGCCGCCAGCAGCTCCTTCGCCGTGGGTTTGTCTTTGGCTTTAATCGGCGAGCCGTCAGGCTGAACCAGGCTGTCGATAACAATCTGTACGCTCAGCTCAGACGCCAGGCGGGCATTGCCAGAGGTCTGCGCCTCGATGAGCGCATCTTCATGATCAATAAGCTCAGCCGCCGTCAGCCGACGCAGGTAAACCTTTGTGCCTAAAATTTCAGTTTCAGTGGGCGTGGATTTCGTTTTGAGCAGTGCATTTTTCAGTGCGGAGAGGCTAAATTCAGACATGGTGTATCCTGTTTTTCAGACGAAAAAAACCGCCCGGAGGCGGTGTATATCGGGAAACAGATTACGCTCCGGCATCTGGTGCCGGCGCGGCGATCCCCCATTTAATGTTGTTTTGCTTACCCTGCACCGTAATCTGGATAACTTCACTGGCAGGCGCTGTGATTTCGTTCATCTGCCAGCCTGAAAGCGCAAGGATCATTGAAGCCGTTCTTTTGTTCGGCAGCTCAATATAAAACTGAACGGTCTTACGCTGCTCTGCAGCATTGAGGAACGCGGTGAAATCTTCGTTTTCCGGGTCGTCAATGAATCCCAGCGATTTCTCCGGCCCTTCCGGCAGGTCTGACACCGACTGCTTACTCTTGTCCAGCAGGGTGGTACAGTCGACAAATCCTCCCGTCTGACCTGTCGCGCCCAGTGCCTTACAGTTAATCAGGGGTTTGAGCGCCGCCACAGCGGCCCCCACCTCGCCGAACTTCACCACCGTCCCGGCAGGAAGCATTGCGTACTCAGGGGATGATTTTGGCGTGTTATTTTCATCAGCCATAATGATTCTCTCTTAAATAGTGGGCAGCGGTTGCTACCTGTTCTGAATGCCATTGCGGATTTCTACGGTCAGAATGCGCAGAACCTGCCGGACGTTGTAATCCAGTGCCGGACGGATGAACGGATCGGCAACCTGTTTAACCGTCCCGAACTCCTGGGCCAGCGCTTTCATGTAATGCTTTTTGCTGGGGCCAACCCGAAGGGTGACCACTGTATTTCCGCGACCTTTTCGGGTGGATGAGCGAATTTTGATGGAATCACGCATATGCTCTGCAGAGGACGCCTCGTCGAAGCCGGCATGTTGTTTCATGTCTTCTTCCACCACTTTCAGCGCCTCACGCCCTGCATCACGTAACACCTTCGTGCCGACCTTTTCACCGAGCGCGGTAAGCTGCCGCTCCAGCTCGTCCAGCCCTTTTACGTCCATAGTGATCATGGTGAAGCGTCCTGGTAGTGAAAGGTAAAATCCCGGACGAGCCGGTACTGAATATTGCCGCTGGTCAGTACCGTTTTACTCTGCTGTATTCCCCCACGGACCACATTCTGTACGGGAAAGCCCTCCAGCTGGCCATGCACGATAGCAGTCCATTCCGCGCTGATTTTCTTATCCAGCTGTAACAGGCGGGTGTAGTCATTAAGCAGATGAATCGCTATCTGGAAGCGGCCCGCAATCAGACCTGTGCGCAACAGTCCGGCGTACAGCTCCGGATCGGAAATACACTGGTAAGTAATCCCCTCCTGCAACTCATCGGGCAGAAGCAGAGGATAAACATCCAGCCCGGTCAGGCGTTCAAGTGCTGCCTTTAATGCCAGCTCGATCATGACGTGCGTCTGCCTCCCCTGTGATGATGATGCGGTCCGCAAGACGTTCGACGTTACGAACGGTATAAACCCGGTCAGACGTCGTTATTTTCCAGTCGATATCAATATTCAGGTTCGGATGAGTGGAAAAAAGACACGTTTCAACAACCTGCTGTTGATCCAGTGTGCGGACCTTTCTGCCCGACACCAGTTCGCGCTTCGCCCAGGCTTTCCCGGTCGCGACCAGTTGTTCCGGCAGATGTTCACCCAGCGGCCCCCGGCCGGATTGCATATACCCAATCGAAAGACGGCAGGTCATCTCTTCCGGCTTCAGGCTCATACGGTGTTCTCCTGCAACGGGAAAAGAAGGTGCCGGACCGCAGCCGTCTCCAGCCACTGACCGGTGAAACCATTCAGATACGCATCCCCGACCAGATACTGCATGGCCAGCTGGATATCTTCATCCGCCACAAAACCGCGTACACCTTCCGGCAGCGCCTGCAGTTCGTCATCGCTTCCCACCAGTTTGCAGTAGTAGTCACGCTCAATACTCTTCTGCGCTGCCGCCACCATTTTAGTGAGCATGTCGTCATGCTCCGTGAAATCCGGCTCCAGACGGAGCTGGGTTTTCACATCATCCAATGTCAGTATCATGGTCATCGGCTCCCTTGCGGGGACTCAGCGCCTTTTCCGCATCTTCTGGCCATACCGCAATATGGCGTTCAACCAGTTTCTCTGCGTACTCAGCATCAAAACAGGCCGTATCACCGCGTGAATAACGATGATAGGGTCCCAGGAAAAAAACAGCTTTCCGCGCCACTTCTGCTCCCGTCAGGCCCGTGGCCCCGTTTGTTTCACTTCCGGTCAGATCAACACCGGCATCACCTGAACCCGCTGCAGTATTCTGACCGCCATCCCCGTCCACTGTATTTTCCGGCGTCAGTTCATCCGGCTTTTTCACATCACCGGCTGCAGCCGCCGCTGCCGCTGCTTTTGCTGCTTTCGTCGTCATCGTTTTGCTCCTGAAAAGAAAAAACCCGCTGCTGCGGGCCTGGGGGATTACGTGCTTTTACGCTGTGCGACCGTGGTCGCACAGCGTGCAGGACCGGTTAAAACAGCACTTTTGTCCCGAGAACAAGACCTTCCGGATGACGGAAGCCGATATCGTGCTCCGTCACCACGCGGATCAACGACTGGTTACGGGAGAACGCGGAAACCAGATTGCCATCCCCGTCCTGGTAGGAGGCTTCCTGCGAGAACGACACCTTCATGTTGCCGTCTTCACCGATAACCACATCATTAAAGTCAGCGAAGTAAATTTCCGACTCTTTGCCTGCGTCACCGAGGTTTGCCGGGATAGCGCTGGTACGCTGAATCGGATATCCCTTCAGGATCCCCTGGGCCATTTCCGGGTAGACCTTGTTACCGTTACCGTCGCGCAGACCGAACAGTTTCATGTAGGTCCGGTTCGACATGCCCCAGCCGCAGCTGATCATGTTGCTGTTCCCGTCCATAGCCATCAGGATAATGTTGTCGAGATAGGTATCAATCGTCTGCAGATTAACCTCTGCAGCAGCTTCCCACGGCAGCAGGCGGTTCCACTCAGTTGCCCGCGCTTTCATACCGACAGGCGTATCACCGGTACCGTCATCGCGCATAAAGGCTTTATCTTCACGAACAGAAATCGCGGTCAGAATATCCTGCAGGACCAGCTGCTCCACGTTGTAGCCAGCACGACCAATCAGCTGGTTGGAGATAGGCACCATTGCAATCATGGTTTTCGCAGTGAGTTTCACATCATCGAAGCGCGCTTCTGATGTTTTCGCATCCTTGCCTTCCCCGGTGTAGCTCGCCGTCGCACCACCGGCCAGACGCGGCAGCGCCATATTGCCGTTCGGCAGCGGAATGGAGCGCGCGCCCAGCTTACGGACGATGGTGCGATCGCGCAGCAGTTCGATCACCTCGCTGTGCAGGTTTTGCGGAATAAGAACGCCACCTGACGCGGCGGCAGTGTTGATGGCCATCGAGACAGACGGGTCATTCAGTTCTTCAGCTGCAAATTTAGCAGCATCCTGGACGTTACCCTGTGCTGCCGCAATCGACATCACCAGACGGGTCATTCCTGCGCCGGTATATTGCTTTGGCTCTGCTTTAACGCTGATACCCGGAGCCTGTTGTGTACCTTTAACCGGTTTGGCAACAAGCGCTGCAGCACGTTCAGCTGTTTCCAGACGCTCCATTTTGGCACTGATATCTGTAAACTGCTGCTGCAGGCTGGCAAATTCGGTTAACTGCTCCGCTGTCAGCGTTCCACCGGTAGTTTCAATCGTGGCCAGGGCCTGTACCTGTTCATTAATACCCGCACGCTGACGACGTAATTCTTCAATCTGTGGCATAGTTTTCTCTCTTTTTGGCATAAAAAAAGCAGCCAACAGGCTGCTTTCTGGTAATGACGCATTAGCGCCGGGTCACATTCTGGTTTGCAGGTCCATCGCGGCGGCCTGCAACTTTATGGAAGTGGTTTGTTGAGGTTGTTTGTACTTTGCTGCAATGGCATTAATCGCAGACTGAGGATCCGAAACTTCATCGGCAAGACCAGCAGAAATGGAATCAGCGCCGAAATAGATTCCGGCCTGCGTGTTAATCACCGTCTGAGGGGCAAGATTCCGGTATTCCGCTACAGAGGTAATAAACGTCTCGTACATATCGTCAATCATCCTCTGGAACATTCCCCGAGCGTCTTCACTCAGTGGCTCATGTTGTGTACCGTTATTTTTGTTATCTCCCCGAAAAATCGTGGTGAATGTTAACCCCATTTGCTCCTCCATCCTGGAAGTATCCAGGTGTTCCATAATCACTCCAATCGAGCCGACTCCACTGGTCTGGCTGACTACAATTTTGCTGCAGGCCGAAGCGATAAAGTAAGCCGCAGAATAGGCGCTGTAGTTCACAATTGCAGTAATAGGCTTAGTTTGACGTGACTGGAAAATATAATCGGCCAGTTCCTTGCATCCAACCGCCGCACCACCACCAGAATTTATATCCAGCACAATTTCACTGATGGAAGGGTCATTTAATGCAGCATGCACCTGGCTACGTATGCGCTCATAGCTGGTAAGTTCAGAACACATTGCAGTAATTTGCCCACGACGCGGAACCAGAATGCCGTGAACAGGAATAACTGCCATTCCACCAGCTGGTTGAACCAAATCTGGCGCCTGATTGTTATCAGGCTCCTGCGTCATGTGAATTCCAGCCTCTTCTGATAATCCCTGAATACGGGGAACCAGCACAGCTTTTACAGAATCCATTGTCTGTCGTGTCACGTAATGTGGAACACCAAAGACCATAGCCGCCAGATGCGGCAGATTAATTAAATTTTTTGTCATGATGTTTACCAGGTCAGCCCGCACTGCGGGTGATATTCAGTTTCTGGACAGAATAGAGTTGATTTCTGCCAGTTGTTTTGCTGTTGGCGTGTTATCGCCAGGTAAGATTTGTTTACTGTCGACCATATTCAGAGGCGTCAGGTATTTATCCCCTCCGGCGATGGGTGGAAGGTTCTCCATGCGGCGAATGTCGTTAACCGATAACCAGCCCCACTGGCGGCCTAATGCATAAGATTCATAGCGTGACTTCTGATCCCCGCGCAGCAGGCCAGAAACATTGAATTCAATGTACAGATCACCGCGCTCGCTGGGTAAAAGCAGATCGCGCATTAATGCGCCTTCATGACGCTTCAGCCAGGCCAACAGCGTGTACATCACAAACTGCAGCCCCTGGTGCTCAATGTTGTTATTCGTGGCTTTCTCCAGCATCTGCACCATATGAGGCGGGATTTTATAGAGCCGGCACACTTCTTCCACGCCCCATTGTCGGGACTGCAATAATTGAGCTTTCTCGTTATCCTGAGATAACTGTTTATAACTCATCCCCTCCTGGAGGAGTGCAACAGAGAAAGCATTCCTGACACCAGAATAACGATCCGTCCATTTTGCCAGCAGTCTGTCTATTGCATCCTGGTTTTTTATTGTCGCGGCTTCTTTTGGACGCTCAATAACACCACTCATCGTCGTACCTCGACGAAAAACCTGAGCAGCATGTTCTTCCACAGCCAGGTTTAACCCAAGTACATCCGCATTTGTCTGGATTGGAGAACTGCCGATATAACCGTCGAGCGAAAATACTTTCACATGATGCATCATGCGCATTGGCAACGTTTCGCCAATTTCGGGGAGTTCATAATAGGGCATCCCGTCTGGCCCTTTCAGGACGATGACTTTTTTGGGATTAACCGGGATTAATTCCCTCGGGAAACCTTTCCCGTCCCTGTCGATAATCGAGTAACAATTGCCCTCCAGCCCTAACAAGCCCTGTTGTTGCTCAAAATACTCGAAAGAGGTGTCCTTTTTATTAGGCTGGGAATGTACAAGATCATAAACGGGGTGGTCAGTAGCTCGCTTACGGGCTCCGTTAGCACCTCGTCTGTAAAGCTCACACGGCAGTTGCGCTACAGATTCTGCCAGAAGCGTTACACATGCCCGAACAGCTGATAATGCCATCGCAGTTTCAGGAGTTATGATTATCCCAGCCTTACTCTGACTCGAACTCACTCCTCCCAGCATGGTTTCCCAGAATCCACTTCCTGATCGCGATTTACCCCGAAACATCTGGGGGATAAACATTACTCACCCCCTGGTTTGTGAAATCTTATAGATATGGATCTCGCAATTAAAAACGACCACATCAGGCAAATTAAGCCGCCGGTAATAAATCCGACGGAGGGAGAAATAAGCCAGGCGCCGGTCGACAATAAGCCGACACCAACGAGGCCGATAATAAAACTCAGGACTGTGATTAACATGTAATATCTTCCTCATCATAAGCCGATTTACTTACTGTACTGTTCAGCATGGCCCGTCCGATCCCCATAAGTAATCCTACAGCACCATCAATTTTATTTTGCTTCCCCTCCTTGCCGGGGCGGACAATATCATCGCTTCCAGGCAAATAACGCCCAATAACATTCTGGATGCACCAGTTCATGATAGGGTTGCCGTCATGATGAAAACGTCCTGATGCAAGCGCGGCCTCGATTTCACGCATTGGGTCACTCATGTTGGTGAAGTTTTGCCTGATCTCAACTGGCTCCAGCCCCTCCTCTTCAAGCATGTGTCGTAATGATGTTGCACCGTAAGGATCAATAGGACACTGAACGATTTTTACACGCTGACGTAATTGAAGGATTGACTCAAAAATAAGCCGATAGTCCACTTCCGCACCTTCTGTCGGTATCAGAACCTCTTGTTTAACAAATGACTGATAGCGGTCAGAAGTGGTTTTCAATGTGGGATCTGGTGAGTAAACCGTATCTTCAGGCACCCAGAACATCGGACTGACACAGTAGAAATGCGTAATACCATCCACTTCCCGTCTGAATACTGGTACGACCGCATTCAGGTCAACCTTGGACGCAAGGTCTATCCCCAACCAGCAATCTTCATCGGCGAAATCAGACAACTTGAGACTATTGTCCGCTGCAGCCATCCATTTTTGCAGATCATAGAAAACCGTCTTGGCACTTACCCATCGGTTAAAATGCTTGGTAAGAATTTTGTTCGTCTGGCTGGGGTTAGATATTCCAAGCAATTGTTTTGCGCGCAGGAAGTGTTCTTTTACGGAAATGCCAAAGTTTGGATTTGCTTTGATTAATGCTTCAGGTTTTGTCCAGTCGTCATCATCATCAAGACCGTAAATAATACCGAAAATCGTTTCATTTTCTTCCCCCACCCGATTCCGGCGCAGAATTTCCACCACCTGCGCACGTTTCTCATAACACGGAGAAGTAATGTCATAACCCGCAGTTGTAATGATCAGAGTGATAGGTTGTTCCCTTGCCCCCATTCCTGTTGTCATAGTCGTATAAAGAGCATCTGTTTGGTGCTCGTGATATTCATCAATAATTGCACATGAAGGGGAATCGCCGTCACCAGGATCGCCGATGACTGGCGCAAAAACAGAGCCATCCGGACGGGTCATTTTCTTCGCCCAGGGTTTGACTGAGTATTTTTGTCGCAATGCAGGGAGTTTTTTTACCATTTGTAGAGCGGGAGAGAAGACTTTCCAGGCCTGTTTTTCTGTAGTGGCGCCACAGTACACTTCTGCACCATGTTCCCCATCAGCGCAAAACATATAATTACCAACGGCAGCTGCAATTGCGGACTTCCCATTTTTCCTGGGAACCTCAATATATATTTCAGAAAAACGGCGGAATCCGGACTTCTTATTAACCCAACCAAATGGCACACCAAGAGCAAACTTTTGCCAGGGCTCAAATTCTATGCGTAGTTTCTTCCTGGCCCATTCACCGGCCGTATGAGGCATCTTCTGAGCAAAGCGCAAAAATCGCTCGGCCTTGTTTTTATCAAACCGGTAAGGCCAGGCAGGATCCTTCGCACGTTCCAAATCATCAAGGTGTCGTTGACAGGCAAGCACAGTTAACTGACAAGCTAGGATCTTCCCGCCAACAACATCTCTTGCATACTGGTTCGCTGCATTGACGTTCGGATATGTAGCCATCAGTCAAACTCATCAAATTCATTCCCGTCATCGTCAGGAGCATTTCTGCCACTGGTCATTCTGATACGGCTGAGCGGATCTAACCCCAGAAGTGAGCCCAGACGGGCAATCTGGGAAACTGAATCATTTCGGACGTTAACTGCAGGGTGTTTTTTTAATCCTCCCATTTCACTTTCAGTTGTCAGTCCTGAAGCCAGTAATTTTTCAGCTTCAAGCATGAGATGGAAGGCATTGCAGTAGGCTAAAAGTAAGGGGGCATCTTCAAGTTCAAATACGCCTCTTTCGATCAGGATTTTGCTTTGGGTCTTCCACATTCTGATAGCAGCCTCCCCCATTAACTCTGCAGGAGGTGCAATTCGGGTTAATTTACTTTTTTGCCCGGCGGGTAAGATGGGTTTTCTCCCCCCTCCAGACGATCGAATTCCACCAGCCATAACTCCTCTTTTAATAGGTAAAACCTACCGGAAAAAAGATCCTTATTTATGACGTGCAAAAATGGCCTTCAGGCGGCAGTCCTGAAGCGCGAAAGGGGTCAGGGATTTGATCCCCCCTCCCCCTTGAAGATGACAGCAAGAAAGCATGCAAAAGCAGATACTGGTCATCCATCAGGATGTTCAGCATAGTGTCTTCAGTTAATCTCAATAAATAAACGATGGAGTCTAAGAAATGGATAAAACCAGAAAATATGATAGAGCCTTACAACTTGAGATCCTCAACGCTCTTATAGATTGTGCTCCTAACTCTTTAAACAAGGCACAGGAGCGAGACCTCATTGAGAAGTTTGATAACTATGATCACTTTGTGGCGTGCATGCTATACCTTGAAATGCATGGTCTTGTTTCTACACCCTTCGTACGCAGCGAAACCATGGCTGGCGTTGATTTTATTTTCAACGCCCCGTACTGCAACATTACTGAGAAAGGAATTGATTTTCTTCTTGATGATGGCGGCTTAAGTGCGATCCTTAAGGTTCAAACCGTTCGGTTACACAATGACACGATTGTTGCCCTTGAGGATATAATCCGTGTCGCAAATATATCTGAAGATCAGAAGAAGGGATTGATTTCAAAACTCCGAGAGCTTCCGGGAGACGCCATAAAACATTTGACCCTACAGTTACTGACTCAGGGGGTTCTGAATCTGCCGAACGCACTTCGACTAATTCAAACAACCCTCCAGTAGGGCTAAACTCGTCAGAGGGGCGAATTAACTCAAATTTGCCCCATCCCAGTGTTTTACTTAAAAACACCCAAAATTCCTTCCGGGTATCTGCATGAATGTAGAAACTGTTCTTATGCATTACAGCAGTGAATATTATCATCGGATACGTTCTCTTGCTGTCTTCGCTCTGTGGCATTCCCAGCACAACGACTCAAGATTGGAATCGTCATCAGTACCGCCATGAGCTTTTGGAATGATGTGGTCAACGCTTTCCGCTTTCTTCGCTATCTTCTGCCGGCGATGGTTCTGACACAGGTATTTATCACGCTGAAGGATACGCGCTCGTTTAATTTCCCAGAGCCGCCCATATCCACGTTCTTGTCTGCTCTTTCCTGACTGATAATTCCGCCAGCCGTCACCAGCATGCTGCTTTCGGTGTTGGTCACAATATCCGCTGACATCGTTGGTGATTGCCGCACACCCTTTGTGTCGGCATGGGCGTTTAGCACGTGCTGGCATCGGCATAGTCCTGTTTGTTGGATACAAATTGTGTAATAGGCGGAAAGTAAAAATGAACCAGTAGTTTATTGAAAGTTCTCATAAATAGCGAGAATCTGCGCGGTTCTTGCCCCGTAACATCAAGGATTATCAGAAAGAAATAAAAATGAGAATTATTATCAAAACATTCAAGTGAGATCGCTGGAATAACAAACTCTTAATCTCTCAACAAAAATAAGGATTTGTTAAGCTTCATGATTTATGGTCGATGTAATACACCGTTTGAGGCAAGAATAATGGTCAAATTCTCAAAACTTCAGATTCGCTTACACTGGCTAACCCTGATATTAATAGCGATAACCTATGCAGCTATGGAGCTTCGTGGCTGGTTTCCCAAAGGCAGTAACACCTACCTTCTCATGAAAGAAACACATTACAATGTTGGGGTGTTTGTCTGGTTTTTAATGATAATACGATTAATTATTAAACATAAGTATCATGATCCAGCTATCACTCCCCCCCCACCAGCCTGGCAGATGATGGCTGCTAAAATAATGCATATCCTGCTGTACATTTCTTTTTTGGCTCTACCATTATTAGGTATTGCAATTATGGCTTACGGTGGAAAGGACTGGAGTTTATTAGGTTTTAACGTTGCATCGTTCGTTATTCCTGACGGGGAAACAAAATCACTTATCAAAGATACTCACGAAACACTGGCAAACATCGGATATTTTTTAATCGCAGCGCATGCTGGTGCAGCGTTATTCCATCACTACGTCCAGAAAGATAACACTCTTTTGAGGATGATCCCTGATTGTAACGATAAGAAATAAATACAAATTTTAATGTTTAACATTACAGCAGGCACTCAGTGAATGTCTGCTGTAATGCCTGCTCAGCCAAGTTGAAGCACACCGTGTTCTTTTGAATCAGAGAATGCAACAAACCCAGTGTATTCGGGGATAGTGTTCCGTCATCAGCATCAAATGCTGAAATGGTTGCGTGAAGAATCAAAAATGCTCCAAATCCCGCGCCGCTGCTGCCCCTCGATGGTCAGAATCGTCAAGGAGGACCCGTTAAAAGGTAAGCAGAAAATCTGTGGTTAGAAGTGAAGGCTTTGACAACGTTCTAAATTTTATGACAGAAATAAAAAAGCATTACCTTTCAAGATAATGCTTTTTCACTCGAACTGAATCTTATAACAATTAGATTAATGTGATTTTAATATCATAGCTTTCAAGCCCAGTCATTTTTTCACGAGCATTAAACTGGATATCGGAAACTTCTTTTCCTGTCTTTTTTTTGAGTTCAATAATTTTTTTTGTGATGAATTCAGAAATATCCGCTTCAGTTTTTCTTTTTAAATCTTCGACGTTCATTGTTTACCTCTCTTGATCTCTAACGTATCAACGCCAAGCATGTTACATTCCCCGTAGAGCACTTGTATAAGCGCTGATATGTTTAAAAGATAGAATAGAAAGACTCAATTATCAATAGTTTGCAGTACAATCTTCATACAAAAGAGCTCGCGACCACACAAACCACTGTACTAAAATCCGGGTCGGTCACGAAACAACCAGATCTCATTTCAAAAGCTTCGATGCTGCCTCGAGGATCTCTTCTGAACTGACATCACGATCAGAGGCTACATAAACTATTTTATGGTCTCCTGTCAGAGATGGAAATCCCGCTGACATCACGGGTAGGTGTGCTTTTTCCCCATTGGGAAACTCACGCATTATCGTAGTAATACCTTTCATTACGGTTACAACAACTGCAGGTTCTGCATTAAAAAAAACGATGACTTTTTTCATAATTTTACCGTGATGTCTCTTACAGAGATTGTCGGTTCAGCATACAAAAAAGGCTCCATAAGGAGCCTGAAATTTATTTTCTGAATTCTAACGAAGACTGACCAGAACGAATGTACAGTGCAATATTATCAAATGTAATCATTGTTGATTTGCAAAAAATACATTTTGCTCCGAAAGGATTTTTTTCAGTAACATCAAAGTTTGACGTTCGGTACTGAGATCCGTGGCAACACGGACATCTGAAGTGAATATTATTAGTAATAACAGTTACCTTATACAGCCACGACATTAACTGCCGTGGGGCCTTTAGGTCCCTGTTCAACACTAAATTCAACTTCCTGATTCTCATTCAGCGTCTTGAAATCATTACTCTGGATAGCAGAGAAGTGAACAAACACATCTTTACTACCATCTTTTGGAGTGATAAAACCAAAACCTTTTTCAGGATTAAACCATTTAACTAAACCAGTCATTTTATTAGACATAAACATTACCTTTATTGAGTAAGCCCTTGGGCAGAATGGTCCGAAAAAAATTATCAGAGAGAAAAGCTAACAAGGAAATCTCAACAGGAACAAGGAATAAAATTATTACAGCGACTGCTTCAGATAAATTCGTTACAAACCAGACATTCATTAACGCATGATTAACCAAACATAGCAAGGTTTAGTTTTGTAAGTAAATCTCAGTGGGTTTTGATCATAAAAATTAATTTAAATAGCTTAAATCGAAAATTATGTCATGCTGCGTAAGACCTTTATCTATCACCCTAAGTTGTCAGGGATTTTGACTCAAGGAAGAGTCGTATTTCCTTCATAGTAAAAATTCACAATTTTATCCACGAAAACCGTCAACATCTTAATTTATAGAGCTATTATTTTTCCTCTACGGTTCATTGTTAGTATTTTTACGGACTCATAAATCCGCTCACATGTCATTCCTGCCCGGTAGTTTTCATCAGCGCGTTCAGCATGGTATCGAGCTTCTTCTGTCAGGCTTCCTGGCATGTCTACGAGCATTGTGGTGTCATGGCGGATGGAAAGTTTTGTTGATTCGTTAGTTATCGAGCTGTAGAACGCTATGCTCTAGCGACTTGGAATAGGCAATCAGCCCGGTGTACTCAGGGATAACCTCGCCATCATCCGCTTCGAACTCAGGGATTGTTCCGGTAGTGATGGTGTATTGTAGCTGGCCATCTTCTTTTGCGAAGGCAGCCAGGTCTTCAATCTGCTTAGCTGTAAGAACTACTGTAATGCTCATTCCTCAGTTGTTAAAAAGCCCCGCTATTGCGAGGCTTGATTGATTATGGCTAACGACTACATCGTAACGGTTATAAAAGAAGCTATTAGCCAACATGTGGTGTATGGTTGTTAACCGCCCACCAGGACAATCAACATGTCGATACTCAAAGATATCAAGATGCGTACTTTACGCCATGTGAAAAGTACTTGTCCTCATTGCTCCCGCCAGTCAAAGCACAGTCTGTCGAGAATAAAAAACAATATAACGTTAATTTGCCCCTTCTGTGGAAACATCTATCTTCCATCGGAAAGCAAACCAATAAAGTAACTGATTGACTACCAAATAAAACTCATACTCTCAGAATGTGGCAAAGCAGACATAACCTTTTATTGTTGTTCTCATTTAAGAGAATGTAACACCCAGAGTGGAGAGGTTTTTTTTCTTCTCCACAATACGGCGATCAAGTTCAGCCACTGCATGCGGGCGTATGGCATCAAGAAAGGCGTTATCCTGATAGGTAGACTGGATTGTCACACCAAGTCCGGCACCACTTTCCAGTATGCTTTTCTGAAGTTGTAGTTCTTTTATATCGTTATTGAGGTAATACGCTTCACTTAGGTTTTCTGCGTTCATCTTCTAACCCTGTTGTTGTTTGACTGCCTCACTGAGTCGTAAATGCGCTCACACGTCATTCCTGCCCGGTAGCTTTCGTCAGATCGCTCAGCATAATATCGAGCTTCTTCTGCAAGGCGTCCGAGCATGTCGGCGAGCACTGCGGCGTCGGCTCCGGCTGTTTTGCTTCTGACGGCAGTGGCAAGATCTGCGGTGTGCTTTGCGGCGTCCAGGCGGGTGGCAAGCTTTGTTGCTTCGGTACGCAGCTGGTTAACAGTGGCAGACAGGCCAGCAGCAGTGGCAGCAGATTTAGCGGCTTGTGCTTGTGCATCTTTTACAGCCTCATCACGGGCAATTATGCGCCCTTGCTCAATCATGCGGGCGGCGGTCTGCGCGTTCGCTGTTCGCGATGATTCCGCGCTGTCACGTTCCGCCCACTTTTTTTCCCAGCCGCGGCTGCTCCATACACTACCCGCGATGAATGCGATGGCCACCAGCAGAGAAATGGCAATAAACTGATAGCGCAGGCTCACTGGTCTATCCCCCAGCACGCCAGTGCACTTTCCTGGTCTCGTCGTTCAACCTGTCCATAGCAACCATTCTTCTGGCCTTTGGTCAGACGACAATCGCGGCCACCGTCTTTAATCCACCAGCGGATCGCCTCACATGCCCCTTTTGTATCTCCGGCGTTGATACGCTGGTAGAACGTTGACGGGAAGCATTTGCCTGGACCAATGTTGTAAGGGCAGAAAGAAGCGATACCTGCCTTCTGCTGCTCACTCAACGGAACTTTTATATTTCGTTCAACCCATGCCAGCGCCTTGTCGCGTTCTATGGCGTTTACCTGGGCACATTTCTCAGCAGAAAGCCTCATGTCCTGAACTACTGGCTTACCATCAACCATCGTGGCGCCACGGCAAATCGTCCAGAGCCCTCCGCCGTCGCGATACGCCGTCAGACTATTACCCTCTTTCTCATCCAGAAACTGATCGAGAATAACGGGTGCGGAAGCCCCCGCAAGAATCAGACCAACGACCGCTGCGCTCAGTTTATTCTTCAGCTTTGGTGGCATTGCCATTAAGCCGATCCTCCCTTTCCTTTTTCCTGTAATACCAGTTCACTGCACAGGTGATAACAGTGCATGCAATACCGACAATAATTGCCCAGTCGCTCAGGCTTAACCCTGCAATTCTGTCGGCCAACATCCAGGACACCTCTTTTGCTGTTTTAGCTGTTTCGGCATATGCCTTCGCTGATACACCGCAGCCGGTCAGCGTGGTTCCTGTTCCATATGAAAGTCTGCTGTAAATGGTGCTCATTCTGGTCATAGCCCTACCTCCGATTTTTCGGATGGCGTTGTGTGTAATTAAAGGGTCAGGCTTCACGGGCTGGATTTATCAACAAAGCACGTAGTGAGTGATACCCGTGAGCCTGAAATGAAAAAGGCTGCCAGTTGGCAGCCTCGAAGTGAGTTAAGTTGTTTACATTGGCGGAGAGAGAGGACCTTCTAACACCTCTGCTTCACCGTTATGGCAAATGTCATCACCCCTTGTCAGATGCCAGACACCTGTGATTGTTTTACCCGATTCCAGATCATCAACAGTGTCATTCGTGTAGTACGCTACCTGTACAACACCGACATGCTGAATCCAGTAATACCCTTCTTTCATACATTCCTCCGCGATACTCAGCAGATAGTATAGAGCGGAACAGATAATGCAGCGTTGCCAGAAGCCACAACTCAATGTTTGCTGTCCATGGTGCTCATTCTGGTCATAGCCCTACCTCCGATTTCTTCAGATGGCGTTGTGTGTGATGAAAGGATCAGGCTTCACGGGCTGGATTTATCAACAAAGCACGTAGCGGATGTTTCGCGTAAGTCTGCAACTAGTGAAAATGTCTGAAATATCAGAGTGTTCATTAAAACAACTCGATAAGTGTGGTAAAATCTGGATATATACCTTTAATTCACTTTGTACCAATGATTACTAAACCCTGCCCCTTTTGCGGGAAATTGATTACCTTACATGCCCTGATGTGCCCACATTGCCAAACCGTAAACCCGTTTGTGAAGGCAGTTAAAAGAGAGAGATTTAAAAACGTTTGCCTCACCGCTATAGTGATCACCTTGGCAGGAGTTGTTATCTGGTTCTCTTTTTGAACATAAATTTATGTCGTTTGCACAAAATCCGACCTGCTTACCTTTCATGCAAAACAAAGTCGGCTGGGACGAACAGGAGGGGAGAGTAAAAAATCCGTTCAAATAACCAGTTCAAAAACAACATTGTTCCTGAGAGGAGAGTTCTCATCAGCAGGTTCTTTGCGAAACTGTTTTCTTAGTGCTATTCCCGCAAACACTGTCTTCTCGGTGCCTCATCACAATCAATCTATACTCGTTATCTTACTAATGGCTATATCAATTCAGTCACCGATATTTTTTATCAGCCCACATCTTTTCATAAAAATAAGATTTTCTGGGCAAATTAAGGTAAAGTTGAAGTCCATCCATCAAGGAAAAGCCTATGTCAGAACGTAAAGATTCTAAATCACGCCGTAACTATCTTGTCAAATGCACCTGCCCAAACTGTACCCAGCAATCTGAACACAGTTTTTCAAGAGTACAAAAAGGTTCCCTTTTAATCTGTCCTCATTGCAATAAAGTATTCCAGACGAATCAAAAAGAAGCAGCCTGAATCTGTTTGAGATACTGTTTCTCGCACAGAATCACTTCATCTGTATTTTAAGATTAATTAAGCTACAGATAATAAAAAACCCGCTGGCTACGGGTTTAGTATTTTCCTATTAAATGAATAGTAATTATGGTGATATCTGGGAAAACCATCCCCTTGCGTACTTTATCGTGTAAAGCAAGCAGTCAGTCTCTACCGTTATACTTTTCGTGCAGTGAACCTACACTCAACGACAATGGTCAGCATACTTTCTCATTCGAGATTGAGATGAAATATGCTTACCGTTACCTTTAATGCCGGATCAGTAACATTTTAACTCTACTGATCCAACAATACTTCCATTACTTCTGTCAATATGTCTACTCAGGTCTAAACCGTCTTCGTTATCGCATATTAGTTTAAGTTCAGAAAAAATCAGGCAGCAACAACGTTTTCGGCTGAAGGCCCTTTTGCACCTGCAGTAATACTGAACTCAACTTTTTGACCTTCATTCAGCGTTTTAAAACCACCACTTTGAATGGCAGAGAAGTGAACAAACACATCTTTGCTACCATTATCAGGAGTAATAAAGCCAAAACCTTTAGACTCATTAAACCATTTTACTAAACCAGTCATTTTATTAGACACTGATAATTCCTTAAATTCTATGTAGCCTTACGGCGAAAAGGTTTTCGCACACAATCTAATTAGTAACGATAAGAAGGCTCAAAAGGAAGGATTATCAGTGATAACGCTTGAGATGAGAACTGCTTTACTAAACCGCTTTAATGGGTCTGTGTACCAAACCAACCACTCATTAATCACACAAGTCACAAACAATAGCAAGATATTTTTCATTAAAAAATGTTCGCTAAATCTGAGAAATGGTTACTATGGCAACAGAATCAGTATTTTTGGTCCGCGACAGTAACCCGATAGTCATTATCTGTATAGGCAACAAAACGAATACTTCAATCTTATCATGTACCTATAAATAAACTTAAGTTATCATAGTTAAATTCCAGAAAAGTTTTTTTACTCTGTTTTTTCTTGTCCTGGTGAATTAGTCGCAACAAAGAGAATCATATCACCTGACCAGTTAACTCAAATACAATGGCAGTATTTACAAATACTATGCCCCTTTCGTTTCATAACTGTGTATTATCAGAGTAAGGAAATTAAGAGTTTCGAAGGAGACAAAATGCAACGACAAGAAATGACATCATCAAAAATTAAATTTATTGGTTACTATCCATTGGAAAAAATTCTGGAGATAGGGTTTGTAAATTCTTCAACTTTCCAATATGTCGGTGTTCCAGAAAGCGTCTATAACTCTTTTCTAACAGTACAATCTAAAAGTCGTTTCTTTGATGGAGTTGTTAAAGGTAAATTCTTGTGTCGAAAAACCGGGTGATTCAAGAAAATTACGCCGTACAGATTTTTGCTGTAGATAACGTAAAACTACGCTCTGTTCCTTCCTGTTTTTGTCACCCACCAGAACAGGAAGTTGGTACCCAATAAAACACCACGCCCGTCTTCGTTACCTCTGGTTAAAATGAATCTTTGCAATACAGGAATTCAGACGGCTTTCGAATTTTCAGAAAACAGAAGCGCCACCACCTCTGGCAGGGCTTCCGTGACTAAAATGCTTCAGATACAACTTCACATGATTAGAAGCATACACGACAACTTCGGACAAAATCAAGTCCTGCGTCGCGAAAATGCTAGATATCACACACATTGTCACACAAACTGGTTATATCCTGAAAAGTTGAATCAGCTTTATGCTCTTGCCTGTGGCAGATGTCCACCAGCGATTCCATGAACGGTTTCCAGTTACGGGTCCATGTTCTTACATGCAGATCCGGCAGACGTCTGAGAATCGCTTTGTGAGCAGCCGTAGACGGTACCGCAGGGAATCCATTTCCGCTGCAGCGTTCGCAGGTTTTAAACACCGGCACACCACGTTCTTTTGTTGCGATGCGGTCGAGTACCTCACCTTTACCTCCGCAACGACACCTGGCACTTATCGCCCCCTTCCCTTCACAGGCATCGCAGACCGCTGGCACAATCTCCGTTACCTCTGTCCATTTCTCCCAGTCTGAGGGACGAACAGCGCGGGATCGGCTGGCCCAGTACGGCGCTTTACCCCACGGGTACGAAACCTTACGAGTGACCTGTTCGCGGGTTGTTCTTCCGCTACCGCGGCAACAGTGACATATCACACTGGTCGCCGCCGAACGGGAATATTCAGCAAAGGCAAATTGTGCCAATATTTGCATGCACCATCCGAACTGTCCACCAGCTGCTTTGCGAACATTCTTTGGTGCGGCGTCCATCGCATATCGCGCCAGTGCCTGAACTGCGAGCTGTTCATCCGCTTTGCTGATACCGGCCTTTCCGAAGAAAGCAGCCAGACCGAAGCGCGCACGGCTGCTGGTGGTACCAATCGCCGCCATTACATCTGTTCCTGTAAGGCGGTCCGGAGATGTTCCTTTCACGTCGTCGGTGATGTGCATTCCCTGAGGGCTAAAATATTTGAGTGATGCTTCCAGTTTCATGCGGCCACCTGCTGTTTTTTATAGAAAACCAGCTCACGAACCTGATCGCCATTCATGAGCATATTGTTGAAATCATCGTGATCCGGCCAGTACACGCTCACGCGCTGCAGGTCATTTTTAGCCACCAGATTTGCGTGAGCGCATTCGTAGGCAGCAGCCAAACCCGTAGCGCTGTTCTCGTCACGGTCAGCAAAAATAATCAGATGCTTAACGCCTGCCGGGACCCGGAATTTCTTCATAAAATTGGCGGTCATGGTCGCCCAGGTATTCACTTTGTAAATCTGGTAAGCAGACAACGCAGTTTCGATCCCTTCAGCAATGCCAAGTGTGCTGGCGACCGGGAACATACGGACAGCAACCGAACGAGCGTGATCAAGATAGTTATCTTCCTGCAGCGATTTCTGCCGCTTGGCGCTGGCCCCGATGTCAGCCTTTTTTGCGCCATCCAATAATGTCTGATGGAGGTAACACAGCTCCCCTTTATCGTCTGTTGCCAGTGAATAAATAGACTGGTACACCCGTCCGTTATGCCGTTGCTTGGGGTTAAGCCGCACGGCCTCAGCCGGAAGTTGATAAATACCGCGTGAGTTAAGGTATTCAGCGGCGCATGTACCGCGCAGAGGTGACATTTTTGAGAAATTATTGAGCACCTTTCTCCGAAGTTTGGAAGCGTCGCTAGCCTCGGGAACTTTGTCACGTCTGAACGTATTGCCGATCAGAGCATCGATTTCGCGGCAAACCTCGTTGAATGGTTTCCCCTGGGTTTTGGTAACCAAGTCCATTCCCGTACCGCAGCCGCAGGTGCAGATCCATGTTCCTGCGCCGTCGCGGTCATCGATGCGAAATTTGCCAACCGAATCACACAGCGGGCATTTCCCTTTAAAGTGGTTTTTACCGGTGATTGGCGGCAGTCCGTAATGCTCAAAAATCATAGCCCACTGGCCTTTTGCTGCTTCTACCGTTTTCATGCTCGTTTTCCTAACTGCTGTCTGATCTCACTGACGTGGTTAAGCGCCTGCTGAACTCTTGCCGCGTTCGGCTGCTCTTCTGCCTGCTTTTGCAGGCGCTGCTCTTTTTCACGTTGCTTAGCAAAGGCGATCCGCTTGTGCATAATGAAGTTCGAGACTGTTGGTGTGATTTCCATCGGGTAATCGCTCAGGCCGTTAGGCCATTCGCCAAACCGTTCGCGGAAGGTGTGAGAACACCAGGCATCGCTGACAGGCTTTTTCCCCAGCGATACGCGCTGGCGCTGATAGAATTTGATCTGACTCCACCAGTCCTGTTTTTCTGCCTTCGTTGGCTGGCGCGGCTCGCTACGCAGTTTTCTGAGTTTGCGCTCGGTGTCGGTATCAATGTCCTCACCGGACAGCGGCTTGTGGCCACATTTAGGGCAGACATAGACGCCAGCAGGCTTCATGAAGTGGCATTGTGAGCATTCGTGAGGCAGCTTCTCTGCTCGTTCCTCAGCTGCGCGGCGCGCACCCTCCTCCATCCCGTCTGATTTACCCGGAAGATCGTCGTATTCGATAGAGTCCGGATAGCCCAGGCGGTGCACGGTGCCGCTGTGATCGAAGATGAGGCAGGACTCTTTACCCGGTGCGGTGCGCAAGCCACGCCCTAGCGCCTGCAGCCAGCGAATTTCGCTCTTAGTTGGCCTGGCGTAGATAATGCAGCGAACATCGCTGTCGAACCCGGCAACTAGCACCCCTATACTGACGATGATTTTTGTGGCGCCAGTTTCGAAGCGGTGAATGATGGTTTGGCGTTCATCCGCAGGCGTATCTGCAGTCATAACCTCTGCATTTACGCCTGCCTGGTTAAACTGAATAGTCAGAAAATTAGCGTGGTCTACGTTGACGCAGAACGCGATTGTCGGCAGGTCACGGCCATTCTCCAGCCAGTTTTGGACGATATCGCCCACCAGCGTTGAACCGCACATGATCTCCGCCAGTTGCGCCTCGTTGTAGTCGGTACCGTACTGCAGGGACGGAGAGGTTTTAACCCCTTTCAGATCCGGCTTTGTGGGCGCGTAAAATTCGTATTTACTCAGGTCGCCGCGCTGAATCAGCTCGCCGATGGTGGTTGGCTTAATCAGTCGGTCATAGTATTTGCCCAGGAACGGAGAAAACGGTGTCCCCGACAGGCCGATCACTTTCACGCCTTTTTCGCGCAGGCGTTCGATATCCTGCAGGATGCGTTTTTTTCGCAGGTGCGCTTCGTCGATAATCAGCAGATCGATATTGTCAGGGAACACGCGACGAATAAGCGTATCAGCGCTGGCAATTTGTATTTTGAGGGAAGGATCGTAGTTTGGGTGATCCGCCCAGACATAGCCGATTTCATCACTCGGCAACCCATACTCCACAAAACGGTTTGCAGTTTGGGTAATGAGGATCTGGTAAGGCGCGCAAAACATTACTCGCATACCACGACTGACGAACCCGGCAACGATGAAGGCGGCCAGTCCTGTTTTACCGCTGCCCGTCGGCGAGTACACCATGAAGGTTTCTGTATCCTTCCAGTTACGGCGCAGCTGGTTAAGTGCTCGTACCTGTGCAAAATTCGGTGTGATCATCAGCTGCATTGTGCGGCCCCCGTGGTGATGAGATAATAATTCTGTGATGTGGTTTTCATGGATTCCCCCTCACATGGCTGGTGGCCTCCCCAAAGGCTGCCAGCCTCCCTTCTGATTCAGCTCCCCTGAAAAATCACTCTTCCAGGAAGAACCCTTTTTGTTTCTCAGCGCCTGAGCACCTTGTACTGGTTTGCTGATACGGGCGTTTTTTTAATTGCGCCCTTAAGACAGTGATCTACTTAACCAATGGATCTCTCCTGTTGGAAAAGATCCTATTCCTACCCCTACACCCAATCCCCCCTTACCCCCCTTTCCCTCTTCCCCATAAAAACGTACTACTTACCTAGTACATACGGGGAATTGAGTTAGTGGGTTGCCAACCTGAACAGGCACCTTTAAGCCTGCTTTTGTCCGGGTACCTTTAAACCCGCAACAATCAGGAACGCGGTGGCGTTCCGGCCAGGGGAGGTTCGGCGGTATACCCCTGTAAAGCCCTGCCGTGATTTCTCACAAACAGACGAAGCCGCATATTTGCTTCATGCCTTGCCCGGTTCTCCTTGCGGTATGAAACTGGCTCGGCTTCGAACGATTCCTGGTACACAGCTGCATAACGCTGAATGGCTTTTTGTCGTGCTGCTGGCGCCAGGCTCAGTAACTGCTGCTTGATCCAATCGGCATCGGCCTGGCTAAAAGCCACGGGCATATCAACCGGTTGATAATCAAGAGCCATATCACTGCTCTTTTTCTGGCTTTGGGAATAGCTCCGGCAAGTCAGGTCTGATTTGATATGCAGCTACTTGGCCACTGGCCGCAGCCACAATTTTCAATACATGCTCGGCCTTAACTTTTTTTCCATGACGCCATTTCCAGACCGTTGCTTGCGATACACCACACTGCTTTGCAAGCGCGCCCTGGCTTCCGGCACATCTGATTGCTATATCGATAGGCTCTGAAATCATAAACCCCCCTTAGTAATTAAATATTGCTTTAGCGATTAGAGTAATTACTTGCAAGGATGCCAATTACTTTTTGACTTGATTCTTCATTTGGTCTAAATTTTTAACAACTTTTGGAGTAATCATTATGTCGAATAGCACTTTTGCAGATAGGCTAACGGAAGCCATGAGAGCGGCGGGAATGACTCAAGCATCCCTGGCTAAATTAGTTGGGATGTCGCAATCAAGTATTTGGAAGTTAACGTCAGGCAATGCCTCTGGCTCGCGCAGAACAGTAGAGCTAGCAAAAGCTCTGAATGTTCGACCCGAATGGCTTGCTTCAGGTGAAATGCCAGTAAGCGATCAATCTTCTGAGCTGCTGCCCATGAAGGTAGTGGAGTCTGTTAGCACTGGCGCTTACAGGGTTGAGTTGCTGGATATACAGGCGAGTGCAGGCCCCGGCACATTTTTGTCTTCTGAGTTTATCGAAACCATTCGCGCCATTGAGTTCACAGAGGAGCATGCCAGAAGCATGTTTGGTAACCGGCCTGCTTCCGCAATAAAAGTGATTACAGTTAGGGGCGACAGCATGGAGGGAACCATTGATCCAGGTGACTTTATCTTTGTTGACACAACGGTTAATTACTTTGACGGCGACGGAATTTACGTGTTTGTGTTCGGTAAAACCATTCATATAAAACGGCTGCAGATGCAGAAGAACAGCTTGGTTGTCCTATCAGATAACAAGCTGTATAGCTCTTGGCAAATTGATGCCACTGATGAAGATCAGTTTCACGTTTTAGCGAAAGTATTAGTTAAGCAATCTGCCGCGATCAAGCGTTTTGCCTAACCCCTCCAACTTATCGAATCAGACCGCTTAGGCGGTCTTTTTTTTGCTTATCAAACAACAAATTACTTTAGAAATTAAAATTAAAATCACTTTAGTGGTTGACCTTTTCCGTATAACGATCCATCCTTATTACAACTTAAGTAATTAAACGACATTCTTAATTGCTTAACTCACTTAATGTAGGAGGGAGCATGGAAACCAATAAAACAGTTCAATTAGACCGACTTGAAACAAGCGATATGCTCATGAACTGGTCTCACGATCTACGCTGTTGCTCTGCTTCTTTATGGCTATTACTTGAAACGATGGTTAGCCAGGAAGAAGAACGTGAGCATGCTCTTATAACTCTGGTCGTTAAAACACTGGAAGAAGTTAACGACAAAATTGTAGATTTCGATACAAATAAACTTTGAAATTAATTTATCAATAAACTCCTTTAATGGTGCGAACAAACTCACCTTGAGAAATATTTTATGAAAAATAATAATGTTATTCAGTTACCAATAGTTAATCGTACATATCGCAAATCAGTCGTTCTCTATATTAATGACGTAGCAAAAACCGCAGAAACAGCAAATAAGTACGCTCAGGAATTGCGCGCAGAATTTATTGAATTGCTCATGCCAGCAATCACACGCACTGATGTGAAGGTGGCTGGGCGATTCACATCGTTACTTAATGAACTTTGCTTCATGACCACAATGACAATGAAGAACACTTCAAAAATGGGGGGCAATAATGACGTTTCTGAAAGATAAAGAAGCACACAAGACAGCAAAGATCTTTGCCTCTTATGGAAATAGTTATCTGCATATTGCAAACCTTTTTCTGCGCAAGGCTTACGGGCGGTAATTATGAACATATTGATTGAGAACCGTCGCCGCCGACTTGTACAGGTAAAACTGGCATCACTAAAAAGAAGGACTGGTAATTATTTTCAGATAGTTGACATGAATGATGGAACAAAACTCCCTGTCGAACTGGATAGCGACATTTTAACAAAATCATTAATAAAGTTTTTCGAAACAATGATTCATGAAAATCATAAACGAGCCGAAGCTGAAATATTAATTTCAAATCATTATTCAAATTGCACCGGAATTAACAAGCTAACACCGCTTGGCGTGGATTTTATGAATGCTGTTATTGCAACGCTGGCTGAAGAGTTAACGAATAAACAGGAGACTCAGAATGCAAGTTAACCAGCAAATGATGACTTATCAGGGAATGCAGATTCCCCGCCCCGTGTTGAACGTGGATCTACATGTGCTTCCTGATTTCACAGGGCGCGTTGTTCTTTACATCGAAAAAGGTCGTGTGACATGCGACCGCCGGCTGTTCGACGACGAGCACATTTGCTCACTGGACACTTTTATTGAAATGGTTCGCGAAGCGGGGCTACGCCTTGAGGAGATATCAAATGACTGTTAGCAAAAATGAAAACGTTAAACAACTTGTCGCCAGGCTAAAAGAAATACACCAGCAATCCAACGTCACAATTCCAGCCTGGATGCTTGACGAAAACCGCTATGGCAAAGGAGATCTGACTTTAAACGAGCAGCATGAGTGGGCAGAAACCATCTGCCAGTCCATGCGCAGTACTGTCGCCCTTCTCTACCTGATTGAATGCGAAAAGCGCTGGGGCCTTCGTGACGGTGAATACCAATTTAAAACTGGTGAGTTTGTTTTTGGCTTAACGCGGGAGCTTATCGAAAACCTGTTAATTGAGCATGTAGAAGGGACACTGATAGAGCACAAGCCTAAAGAACGGTATCTAGCTGTATTCCAGTTCTACTATGCCAACGATCAGCGCCTGAAAGAAGACGGTCATTCGTGGTTCAGCGGTTTTCTCGACGAGATGTTTATGGATCTTGCTGTTCGGTTACGTGTCGGCGAAGCAATACCCGTTCAACACATTTTGCACTGAGGTAAATGATGATGAAAAACGAACTTATCACTGCGTGGTACTGCGTCACATTCATGGTGACTGAAAATGCCGAGCGCCGCGAATATTCAATCTTTGTCGGCAGTAGTAGCGAAATGGAGGCGGTGGTTTCTGCGACTGCTGGGCTCTGTAAGGGGCATGCTGAATTCAGCGAACCAGCATTCAAATCTATCCGCATCGCGACCTATGGCGAGGCCGAATCGCTTGATGCAGAACTCGATGCAATTGCCGAACGAGAAGCAAAGGAACTGGAGGAAGAAGACAATGAGTAATCAACTGATGAAATTTAACTCGTCGGATCTCAGCATTTCTCTGAGCGGGATGCTTTACCAGGGAAAACCAGTATTTGATGCCGTTGAGCTGGCAAAATCCCTGGGTTACGCAAATCCGGCTGACGCGCTAAAAACTCACTGCAAGTCATTGATTAAACTTAATTATAGCGAATCGCGAGAATTGGGTTTTAACGACAAAATTCGTGGCATGCAACTTGCATCTGAATCTGATGCTTACCGGCTCATTCTCCGTAGCCAGCTTGCTTCCGCTGAACGTGTACAAGACTGGGTATGCGAAGATGTTCTGCCATCTATCCGCGAAACTGGCAGCTATAGATACCAACACCCTAAATCTCAGGCGGAGATCATTGCCGAAATGGCCCTGCTGAATGTTGAGCAGGAGCGTCGCCTTAACCACGTTGAGGACAAGGTCGTTGAGGTTACCGAGCTAGTAGATCATATCGCTCGTGGTGCAACGCCTCCTGGTTGGGCTGGATACTCGGAATTGAAAGCACTGTGCGGACTTTCAGATGCAAAGTGTCGCCAGTTAGTCTCCGCTTATGACATCGACCATAAGCCTATCCCATTTATTGCGCCTAGAGGAACCAAATCCACCATGACCATTGTGCGTGAGCAGCCATTTATGACGGCATTCACCAAAATGATGTTTGAAGCTGAACCTCGAGGCACCCGGTGGTATCACCCTAAGATGGGGCTGTTCCAAGTGATTGGATGGGAGGGTGAACAGTGAACAATAATGAAATTTGGGTACCGGTTGGCTCTGTTGAGCTGGCCCACCAGCAAGCGCTGATATGGGTGTCTGATGCCTACCTGTTCCACTTAGTCAGCATGCATCGTCGCCCGGTGTACCGCCATCAGTACGGGGATATTTCACTAGACCAACCAGCCATTAAGGGCTTTATCGATTCGTATTTGGGAGATAAGGGATGGGATATGGAAAAACGCCGTGCCCATTACATCAACATTCTGGACCTCATTAAATATATGCACCGCAGTAATTCTGACTTCATCGACTGGGGGACTGTACCAACACTAACCCCAAGGGGCATCCGATGGATGAATGCTTGCTTCTCGCGGCTGGGCGAAATGGTTAACAGCTATGGTGGATGGGAAAACTACACAAAAGAAACTGCCGGAGATTCAATTTCATGAAAATCCAATACCAGGACTATGGCGCCGTAGCGAACATCGTTATCACCAGTACGGTGTTTGAGTTCCGTAAACATAACCGGGTGGTCGATGCCACGCTGCTCTGCACACCAAGCATCATTGCAAGCCGTAGTGGGATGTTCTTAATCAAGACGGCTTTATCAGGTAAATCTCGCGACATGCTGCGTGCATATAAAACTGTTCAGCGGGAGGCGACACGATGAAATCTTTCCTCCTGTCTATGCTGTTTGGCCTGTTATTAGTGGTCGTTATTTTCGGGGCGTTGATTGAGTACAAATTTTTGACGAATTTCGGAGGTTAACAGTGGAAAAATCGCATATCAATACTGAAAACCTAAACACAATTCACGACTGTCTATCCCAGCTTGTGATCGCTGAAGAAACTCAGCTCAGCATTGAAGATCAGTTGGCTAAATCAAATAGCAGCAGTAAGTGGAGTGTTTGGCGTAAAAAAGCAGAATACGCACTAAAGATCGTAAAAGGTAAGCGTCGTATCATCACAGCTCGACTGGCAGTTCTTCGCCAACTTGAAAAAGACCGCAATATGCAACTGCACCAGCAGCACAACGATTTCCTCATTAATGAGCTTAGGACAGTAGTACCCTCCTCCACCTTTGATCGATGCATTCGCCAGGCTAACGATAAAATGGAGAAAATCCATGCAGACCAGTGCTGATGTCGTTCTTCTGGTGCCGAATGACTGGGTTAGCGAGAGAATTTTGATTGCAGTTACCGGACTTAAACCCGGGACCATCACCCGTGCCAGAAAAGAATCCTGGATGCTGGGTCGCGAATACCTGCACGTCTCACCAGACGGTAATCCCAAACCTTCGAGCGAATGTATGTACAACAGGAAAGCGATCGACATTTGGATCGAGGCACAGAAAAAAAATCAACCAGGTGCGCAGAAAGCATGAAAAGCAGTACACTCATCCATGCTCCTGGACGTCAGGAGGGATTAATGGCTAATGCATCATACCCGACAGGCGTCGAAAACCACGGCGGTTCACTCCGCATCTGGTTTCTGTACAAAGGCAAACGTGTCAGGGAAAACCTCGGTGTCCCTGACACAGCCAAAAATCGCAAGATAGCCGGTGAGCTTCGTTCATCGGTTTGTTTTGCAATAAGGATGGGGAATTTTAACTATGCGGAAAAATTCCCAAACTCGCCGAACCTTGCCCGGTTCGGCCAGGATAGAAAGGAAATTACAGTGCTGGAACTTACCGAAAAATGGTCTGATCTGAAACGAATGGAGATCAGCACTAACACCATGAGTCGGTATGAGTCCATCATAAAAAACATGCTTCCGCGCATTGGCGAAAACAAGTTGGTTTCTGCTGTGACCACTGAGGATTTGCTGTATGTAAGGAAGGAGTTGCTGACAGGTTTTCACGTAATGAAGAAGGACCACCGGACGCAGGTAAAAGGCCGGAAGTCCTCCACCGTGAACAATTACATGATGTTAATGGCCGAAATCTTCCAGTTTGGAGCAGATAACGGTTATGCAAAGGAAAACCCGTTTAGCGGAATTAACCGCCTCAAGAAAGCGAAGGGTGAGCCCGATCCACTCACGACAGATGAGTTCATCAGGTTTATCCAGGCATGCGGCCATCAGCAGATGCGAAATCTCTGGTCGCTTGCAGTCTATACAGGAATGAGGCATGGGGAGTTGTGCGGTTTGGCCTGGGAAGATATCGATCTGCATGCCGGGACCATTACTGTGAAGCGCAACCTTACCCAGACGGATGAGTTCACCCTGCCAAAAACAGACGCAGGCACTGACAGGGTGATTTATCTCATTCAACCAGCTATTGATGCTCTGAGGAATCAGGCCCAGCTTACGCGCCTTGGCCGGCAGTATGAGGTTGAAGTGAAATTGCGGGAATATGGCCAGTCAGTCATACATCCATGCACTTTCGTTTTCAGCCCTCAATGCGTAAAACGTGGGCCACGAAGAGGATATCACTACGCGGTTAATTCGATTAATAAAATTTGGGCTCCGATAATCAAGCGCGCCGGTATTCGTTACCGCAACGCGTACCAGTCACGGCATACCTATGCGTGCTGGTCATTGTCAGCGGGTGCGAACCCAAACTTTATAGCAACTCAAATGGGACATGCAGATGCACAGATGGTTTACAAGGTGTATGGAAAGTGGATGTCAGAGAAGAGCGCCGAACAGGTTTCTCTGCTCAACCAGGCGCTTTCACACTTTGCCCCATCACTGCCCCAAAGCATGGTTTCAGCATAGTAAAAATCTTTATATACAAGTAGTTAATAGCAATAACGCTACATTTTCATAACACGTGGCACGAATTGCCCTCGACCAGAAAGAGAGCTTATGGTGTGATCGGGGTTCAATAAATCGCTAAACAGGGTATACTCCAGCGGTTTTCTTAGTTGTTTATTGTACTAAACGCTCCCGTGAGAGGATGCTACTGCGCACCT